CCCGCGAGGGCGATGCGATAGTCTGATCTGCACTTATAACACGGACGGATGAAGGTGCAGCTAACACAATGCAAATTGGGCTATGGTGGAACAAAAACCGAAATGAAGCGTCTGCTTAAAGACGCTGAGAAATTAACTGGCAAAAAGTACAACCTGAATAACCTGGCTGACGTATACGAGGCCATCCATGCCATCCAGACGGAGCTCGGCATCACCGGAACAACGGCCAAAGAGGCGGAGTCTACTTTCTCCGGATCTTTCGCGGCCATGAAATCCGCGGCGAAAAACCTGCTGGCTTACATCACCCTGGGGATGGACGTAGGCCCGGCACTTAACGCTCTGGCGGAGTCCACATCAACGTTCCTCACGGGGAACCTGTTTCCGATGGTGGGTAATCTCGTCACGGGCTTTTTTGATGCGCTTCCGGAGGCCATGAAAGGCCTCACCAAGGTCTTTTCTGATATCGGCAGCTATATCAAAAATATCGACTGGGCCAGCGTCGGCAGTACGATCTTTAACGGCATCACGGGCGCTCTGGCAGTCCTCGGCAGCTGGATAGCTGATCTATTTGGAACAGCACTCGAGGCCATCTCCGGGATTGACTGGGGCGCTGTAGGAACGGCAATCCTCGACGGCATCCACACCGGCATTGACATACTGGGCGCGTGGGCCGTATCACTGTTCGATGCCGCCAAAACCGCAATCGGTACGGTGGAATGGTCGGCAGTGGGAACCATGATCCTCAATGGGATCAAAACGATCTTGACCGCGGGCGGTGCATGGCTGCGGTCCATCTTCACAGAGGCGGCAGCCGCAGTGGTCAGCCTGCCGTGGTCCGCAATCGGCACGACGATTCTCAATGGCCTAAAAACGATTCTTACAACTGGCGGAGACTGGCTGGCTTCCCTGTTCCGGGAAGGCCTGAATGCGGCTAACGCCATCCCCTGGAGCCAGATCGGTACCGCCATCATCACCGGCATAAAAACCATCCTGGTAACCGGCGGGGAGTGGTTAACTTCTCTGTTCAAAGGCGAAAAAGCTCTGATCGAGGCCATACCCTGGAGCGAGATAGGTTCTGCCATTGTAACCGGCATCGGTACGATCCTCACTGCTGGTGGTGAATGGCTCAAAAATCTGTTCACAAGCGGCAAAACTGCAGCTGAAGGCATTTCCTGGAGCACCGTCGGCCTGAAGATCCTCGAAGGAGTTAAGGCCTGGCTGGATGTGCAAGGTGCTTGGCTAAAAGGCCTTTTTGAGCTTGCGGTCGGAGCGGTAAAGGCGATTGACTGGCCCGCGATCGGGTCCGCCATTCTGAATGGCATCAAAACCATCCTCACAGCTGGAGGGGAATGGCTTTCCGGACTATTCCAGGAAGGTTTAACCGCGATTACGAAAATCGACTGGGGCGCAGTAGGAAAGGCCATTTATGACGGCGTTATCAACTTTTTCGCGGAAAAAGTAAACTGGATCGTTAACCTGTTCACAGGCGAAAAGACGAACGTCGAGAAGCTCGACTGGTCCGCAGCTGGTACCAAGGCCGCGACGGACTCCGAAACGGCTTTGACCGGGAAAAAAGGCTGGTTATTCAACCTGTTCGACGCTGAAAGACTGAGCATTGATGGCATTACCTGGCCCGACATCGGCGGGAAGCTCAAGACCGCGGTCGGCCCTTTCGCCGATGCGGCTGGCAAGTTTATTTCTGCAGGGTTCACCGCAGCCAAGGCGACGATCGGAGCCATTGTGTGGCCCGATATCGGCAGCGAGCTAAAGACCTCTCTCGGAGACTTTGCAGATGCCACCGGCTCTTTCCTGTCCGCGGGCTTCGAGGCCGCGAAAACGGCAATCGGCCAGATTCCATGGTCCGAGGTTGGTTCTACCATCACCTCCGGGCTCAAGGGTGCTATTGATACCCTCGCCAGCATCGGCGGGTCCATCTGGGAAACAATCTCCGGATGGTTTAAAAAAGATAAAGGCACGACGGAGGAGAACGGCGACGATATCATGAGCGGCGTTGCTCAGGGTATCCTGGACGCATCCCCCGCAGCTGTCGAGGCCGGCACCCAGGCGGCAACGTCCATCATGGGAGCCATTAAAGCGGTTCTGTCCGCGGAGGAGGGTACAGCCCTCGGAAGCGGCCTGATCAATGCCATCAACACGGCAATCGCCGCTGGTACAGCGGCAATCGTCACGACGGTAAGCGCCATCAACACGCTGATCAGCACCACGTTCACAACGTTCGACTGGCTGGCAATGGGTTCGGGCATGATGGCCCGTTTCAACGCCGGCATGGTGGCATATAACCCGATTATCGCCACCAACGTCCAGACACTGGTGACTGGCATCGACAGCACCATCAACATGCACGACTGGACCACGCTGGGCATCAACACGATGGTTAAGTTCAACGCCGGCCTGATCTCGATGGTAGCAACGATCGGCGTCACCGCAGCTGCAATAGTAACCACATTGTCCTCCCCGATTTCCAGTTATAACTGGAATAAGCTCGGCGCTGACAGCATGGGTAACTTTCAGAAAGGCATTGTCTCTAAGGCCCAGCTGATCCAGACCACGGCCAACGCTATCGCCAGCACCATTCAGGGCGCTTTCGACCTGGACTGGGTGGCCATCGGTGAGGCCATTCCTGAAGGCATTGCAGAAGGCATGCTCAGCAAAATGGATGTGCTCGTGTCGGCGGCCAATCAGCTGTCCAACACGATCCAGTCTGCAGCAAAAAAGGACCTAGACATCAACTCCCCGTCCAAGGTAATGCGGGACACGGTTGGTGTGGCCGTCCCGGAAGGCGCAGCCGAAGGCATCATGCAGAACCTTAACTTTGTCGAGAGAGCCATGGGCGCAATGACTGACACGATGATCGGCGACTACGGCCACCGGATCATGGGCTCCATGGCCCGGCAGACCGCAAGCTTCGGGAATGTTGGAGGCGGCGGGTACACGCAGAATATCACAATTAACAGTCCTACAGCCCTGTCCCCTTACGAGGTGGCCCGGCAGACACGTATGGCCACCCGGGACATGGTGCTGAGAATGGGGGTGTAACCGATGAGGCGGATCACATGTATCAACGATGATAATGTCAGCATCGTCCTCGGGGACACCTTTTCCCCGTTCGTTCTGATCGATGCAGAGGGCCTCTACGAGGTCCGCAATAATCTGTATACCAACGACAACACAAGCATCGACGGAGCTGCCTATCAGGGCTCCGTCGTTACCAAGCGCGAGATTACGCTGTCCATTGCGGATAAATCCCTGAGCAATCATCAGCAGAACCGGGAGTTGCTCTATGCGGTTTTTAAGCCTGCATCCAAGGGCCGACTGATTTACGAGGAGGACGGTGTTCTCCGGGAAATCAGCTATTATGTCGAAAGCGTTTTTGTGGAGTCCATTCCCAGCGCCCGGCCTGCCACCATCAGCCTGGTGTGCCCTGATCCGTTTTTCACGGATGCCGACGATATCCTGGTGGAGATGGCAGGCTGGGAACCGCTTTTTGAGTTCCCGTTCGAGATCCCGGCGTCCGGGATCGAGTTTGAGCAGCGCGTTAACGAGCGTCTGAAGACGATCCAGAACAACAGCGCGGCAGAAAGCACCGGGATGAACATCACGCTCACGGCGATCGGCACGGTGGTGAACCCCACCATCGAGCATGTGCAGAAAAACGAACACATTACCCTGGGCAGCTCCTCCCGACCATTCACGATGGTTTCCGGGGATCAGCTGGTGATTTCCACGGAGGACGGTAATAAGCACGTGTACCTGATCCGGGACGGCGTGACCAACAACGTAAATTATTATATGTCGGAGGATTCGACATTCATCCAGCTTCGGCGCGGCATGAATTCCATCGGATACTCCGCAGAGGAAGGCGAGAGCTATATCATGGTTTCGATCGCTTTTCGCTATAAATATCTGGGGGTGTAGCGTATGGATTTACGAATCTACACCCCCGATCTGGACTTCCAGGGCGTTGTTGATGATGCCTCGTCCGTCATCTGGACGAGGCGGTACGACACGCCCGGGGAAGCTCAGATCGTGGCACCCATTACGGACAACAACCTGCGGCTCTTCCAGCGCGGGAACCTGATTTCTTTGAAAGGCGCCACCGAGGCCGCAGTGATCGAGGACCGGGAGATCCGGGAAGACTACCGGGAGAGGAAAATGACCATCAGAGGCCGCTTCCTCTCCTCATACATGGATCGGAGACTCATCCGTCCCACTTACAAGTTTTCGGGGCTTGTAGAGACGGCTATGAGGACGATCCTGAGCAACGCCTACCCGATCCCGTTGGTTGAGCTTGGCGAGCTGCAGGGATTTACGGATACGGTTAAATTCCAGGCAACCTACAAGGACCTGCTTAAGTACGAAACGAAGCTCGCCCGGTGCGCTGGCCTCGGCTTCCGCTTCCGTCCGGACTTCACCGGGAAGCGGATCGTTTTTGAGGTTTACCGGGGCGTGGACCATTCCCTCTCCCAGGCGGATCGGCCCAGGGTGGTATTTTCCGGCAGCTACTGCAATTTGAATAATGCAATTTTCCGTGACAACGATCAGAAGCTGAAAAACGTCTTTTATATCGGTGGCCAGGGAGAGGGTGCGGACCGCGTCTATGCCTCTTACGGGGATGCTACCGGCCTCGAGCGCCGGGAGACATTCATCGATGCCCGCGACGTACAGCAGGAGGAGGGCACGAGCGCCGAGGAATACGAGCAGCTGCTGGTCCAGCGTGGTATCGAAAAAAGTAAAGATTCCATTGTCTCCTCTTCCTTCGACTGCGAAACGCTCCCGACCATGAATTTCAGGTACAAAGAGGACTATGATCTGGGGGACGTGGTAACAGTACAGAAAGAGGACTGGGGACTTTCTGCGGATCTTCGGATCACGGAGATCCAGGAAGTCTACGAGCGGGGCAGCGTCAACATCGTCCCGACACTGGGAGAGCCCCTCAAACAAAGTATAGATTGGAGTGATACATAAATGCCGAGCGGTTTGGATCATGCCCTATTTTATGGATCCGAAAACGGCGACCGGGTTTATACCTCGGACAGTTTTGAGTTTTGGCTCAAAAAGTTTTTTACCACCGGAGTTTTTAACAACGAGCTGGCGGTAACCGCTGACGGCAGCTCCATGGTTGTCTCCGTCGGTGCTGGATACTGCAACGTTGACGGAAAAGTCCGGTTTTTCGAGAATTCCACATCCATGACGCTGAGCGTGGCACACGGCACATACACCAGGATCGATAGTGTGGTTGTGGAACGCAACGACACCGAACGCGACATCACGATCAAAGTGGTGGAGGGCACGGCATCAGCCAGTCCGGTCCCCGCTGAGCCTGTACGTTCTAACGGTGTTTATCAGCTGGTGCTGGCGCGGATCACCGTCCCGGCAGGCACCACCCGGGTCGCCCAGGCAAACATCGAAGACTGTCGGCAGGACAGTGCCCTCTGCGGGATCGTCATGACGACGGTGGAAACACCGTCTTTTGACACGCTTTACAGCCAGTTTACGGATGCATTCAATACCTGGTTCCAGCAGATGAAGGACCAGCTTTCCGAGGACGCCGCGGGCCGCCTGCAGCTGGAAATCGACGAAAAGGTGGACAAGGTTGCCGGCAAGGGCCTGTCGACGAACGATTACACCACGGCCGAGAAGACCAAGCTGGAAGGCCTCGGCAGTGACTACACCCTGTCGCTGACAAACGGCAACTACATCACGTTGGCGTTAAATGATGGCGTTCTGGCCATCGAGCTGCGGGATGCCGCCGGCAGCCTGGTAACGGTCGGCAGCTCTCCGGTGGTGGCCATCCAGCAGAAATCCTACACGATAAATAAGGAGTGATGGTATGGCCAAAGAGATACCATCCTATACCTATACAGGCACATGCGTGGCATCGTCTGATGAAAACTATTGGTACCTCACCCTCAGGAGCTCCGGAACGCTGACGCTTACGTATAGCAAAACGGTAGACGTTTTCCTTTGTGGCGGCGGCGGAGGTGGCCGGGACTGCGACGGCGATGGGTGCAGCGTAAAAGGCGGCGGCGGAGGTGTTGGCGGATCCAGACGGACGCAGACCAATGTCAGCCTCCGGGGGAGATCCTCGTACACCGTTACCGTGGGCACCGGCGGCGCGGCCAACAACGCCGGCGGAGCTTCTTCCATCGTAGGCAACAGCGTGTCCGTCTCCGTGGCCGGTGGTGCAGCAGGTACAGCTTTTGTCGGCGGCAACTACGGTCAGCCGGGAAGCGCAGGAAGCAACGGCGTGCAGTCTTTTTACGGCTCCACACTGTACGGTGCAAACGGCGGTTCTGGTGGTGGTGGAGGATACCAGTTCGGCGATGATGGCTACCAGCCAGGATCTGGCGGCTCCGGTGGCACTACCGGCGGCGGCAAGGGCGGATCCGGCGGAGTGTATTCCATGCAGGGCGGCGATGGCGCTGCGGCTTCGGCCAACACCGGGTCTGGCGGTGGCGGCGGCGGTTCCGGTGGATCCTGGTACCGCGGTGACGGAACATTGTACGGGAATTCCCATGGAGGTAACGGCGGGGCCGGCGGCTCTGGCATTGTTATAATTCGAGGCGCCCAGGATGATCTTGTTCCCGCATCGATCAACGGCACCCAGCTGCAGAGCATCACGTTCAACGGTACAGTTCTCAGCGGTCTGAGCCTCAACGGCACCCGGATCTTTGCGCGAGTTAAAAATATTTTCAGGCGGCTATGGCCGCAGCCCGCTTATTGATGGAGGGTTAATATATGTTAACAACCAACGGAACAATGATAAGCCTGACTCAGGGCGACTCGGCTACGCTGACAATCGTCCCGGAGTCGACAGATCATGAATTCACATCTGACGATCTGGCGGTGTTTGGTATCCGTGACCCCAAAACCAAAGAGGTGATCTTCCGCCAGAATGTAGTCCCGGATCCGGATGGTGTGGCCGTGATCGAGATGCTCGACGAGGTTACCGCCACCTGGGAGCCGAAAACCTACGAATGGGACATCCGGTACATCATCGACGCGACCGTCGACCAGGCGGAAGAACTGATTGACGGTGAGAAGAAAATCACGCCCATGGAGCCGGGAATCTTCCGGGTGATCCGCACGATCGGAGGTGCTTAATATGGCCACAACAAGTGCAGAGGTGCAGGTCGGCGTAATCACGATCGGCAAGATCACAGTCGAAGGCACCATCGTCTACGAAAAGGCGATCGAAGATATCGAGAAAGCCGGCGATGAGCAGGTTGAAGCGGTTAATACTGCCGGGACAACGCAGCTCAAAGCCGTAAACGATGCCGGCGCCGCACAGGTGCAGGCCGTGAATGCTGCAGGCACCACCCAGGTAAAAGCCATCGAAGATAAAGGTGAGGAAACGCTGGACAGTATTCCTTCGGACTACACCACCCTGGCCAACGATGTAAATAAAGCAAAAACGGACATCGGTTTCCTGACCGAGTATCACAAGTCTGACCTCACCTGGGCGAAAATTCAGGAGATCGTTCAGGCCGGTGTGGCGGAAGATTGGTTCAGCATCGGCGATCAGATCGAGGTGAACTGGGAAAAGGACGGCACCGTCCACAAGCTGCCGTTCGATGTGGTTTCCTTCGATCCGGTGCTGAAAGAGGGTGCTTCGGAGACGGTTCCAGGCCTGTGGCTGCAGAGCCATTACGCCGGGGAAGCTGTACAGTTCAGCACTGCCAACGCCCTGTATGTGGCAGACACGGCGCTCCCTGCCGGGACATACCATTTCACAATCGGAAACAACTGGGGCACGCACTGCGTTGCTGGATCCTCGTACGAGTTCACCCTCACAGAACCCGTCCCGGCCGGCGGCCAGATCATGGTGGGCAGAAACAATGAGTTTTATAACTGGGGCGCACCGGATCAGGCATGGACAAACTGGCGCGTGCATACGTTTGCCAGCGCCGCGGACACCACGCCCATCGAAAAAAATATCACGCTCACTGAGGGCACCGGCGGCACCGACCTCGGGACGACGCTGACAAACAGCAAATACTCGACGAGTGGCATCAACAACCTGCAGAGAGCGGCATACGGGTACAACCGCTGGGGGCATTCGGCTAACCGGCAGTATTACAACAGCGCCGCCGCAAAAGGTGCTTGGTGGACGCCTCAGAATCCGTTTGATCGGGTTCCCCAGCAGCTGGCCAGCCTCGACGGGTATATGGCAGGCTTTGACGCTGATTTCCTGGCAGTGCTTGGCAAAATCAAGGTAACCACCGCCCTGAACACGGTTTCCGACACGGAGATCGGCGCAAGCGAGGACACCTATGATACATTCTTCCTGCCATCTTTGGAGCAGGAATATATCGTCCCGCAGGCAAAAGGTGTGGAGGGTGACTATTGGCCATACTGGAAGGAACGGCTCGAGCTCGATGCTCCGCAGGCTCAGGGTAGTGCCGGTGCTAACGCGAACCATATCCGGTACGCGTACAACGCGAGAACATCTCCTCAGTATTGCCGTTTGCGTTCGGCTTACCGCGGCAATGCCGTTTATACGTGGAATGTCTACACTACTGGCAGCGCCAACGGCAACCACGCGACGTACGCGAATCGTGGGTGCCCGGCTTGCGTAATCTGCTAATCTTGTTAATCAGGCGCCGCCACGCGGCGCCGAGAGGAAAATATGTCAGTTCCAGTAAACCAGCGAACCCAGGGAAAGCTTGAGGTATGCGTGAAGGCACATTTCTTATGTTGTTACACACTGCAGATCACAGCTAACCCTAAGGTTTTTATCCCGGATTTTCAGCGATCCCTCACGGACAAGATCATCAACACCGCCATCGACATCCACACACTGTGTTGGAGCGCTAACAACATTCTGGTAAACAGCCCCGAGGATCTGAAAGAGCGGACCGCGTGCCAGGACAGGGCTGCCATCCGGTGCAATGTATTGTTGTCCTTGATGGAGATCGCGAAATCCATTTTTCACTTGTCCTCGAAACGGGTGACTTACTGGGCAGGGCTCGCCATCGAAACTCGAAATCTGATCCGGTCATGGCGAGCATCAGATTTGAAACGCTATTCAGCGTTCAAATAAAAACACGGGGTGTAGGCTGTAACCTCAGAATTGCCGTTTGCGTTCGGCTAACCGCAACAATGCCAATAATACGTGGAATGTCAACACTACTGGCAACGCCAACAACAACAACGCGACGAACGCGAATCGTGGGTGCCCGGATTGTGCCCATCCGAAGGCCCATAAAAGTCCCTCCACAGGAGAAGACGGGCCAGACTTTGGGAGCAAGGAGCCGAATCCCCGGCCTTTACAGGCGAACAATTAATCCGTGATGTGCACGACTTTTTAGGAGCCGGATGGGCTATGGACACGGAATGTTTTATCAGCAAAGAAGATGTTATCGGTTTTGATCCTTTATATGACTCAATGTGGAAATGCCGAAAAGGCGTGATCTGGAAAGACAGCGTCGCGTCGTTCTGCCTCAACGGGCTTGAGCGGACCATGAAACTCTCCGAAGAATTACACACTGGCAGCTATAAGGCGCGGCCTGTGGTACAGTTTAAGATACTATCGCCCAAGCCACGTGATATTGCCAGTATTGTTTTCCGGGATCGCGTTTTCCAGCGGAGCTTGAACGATAACGCCGTTTATCCGATCATGTCAAAAAGCTTTATTTACGATAATTTCGCATGCCAAAAAGGAAAGGGAACCGATGCAGCAAGAAACCGACTGAAAGAATTTTTACGCAGACACTATAGACAGCATGGGCATGGTGGCTATGTAGCGCAGTTCGACATCCACGGGTATTACCCGAACATGGATCATGCAGTAACCGAGGAATTATTCCGGGAGAAGCTGCCCGGGGACATATACCAGTACGTCGAGCGAATACTGCACGAACAGTATGAAGGCGATAAAGGATATAA